ACAATGCAGTTAACATAGAATTTTTAAAATCAAGAACTGAAAAACTTACAGAAGATGTAGAATCATTAATTAGAAAAAATGGAGCGCACTAATGGTTGAAATTGTATTTGCACTTTTACTCCTGCAGGACCATAAAATTATAGAGCATCGTTATCACGACAGCTTACAAAATTGTTTAAAAGCTAAGCGTTATGCTATGAAGGACAAAAGCACTAAAGATAGAGTAGTCTATAAATGCATAAAATCTAAGGCAAACGTAGAAGTATATATGGGAGAGAAGAAAATTCTTTCTTTAATCCTTGAATAAAAAATCATACGCATTTTTCCTTAAAAAAAATAGACCTAGAAATAGGGTAGCACAGGAATTAAGTGATGGACGTTATCACCAACGTGTGATAAAAAATAAGAAAGTATACAATAGGAAGAAATATAATGAGAGTTCAAGCAGAAATAGTTAACGGAAAATGTCCTACATGTACTGAATTAACTATGTTGGTAGGTTTAACTCCTGAACTCTTTAGATGTATGAATTGTGGCGCGGATTTACAGCAACATATTAATGGTAAAATAACTTATCTTCCTATTATGACTGCACCTACTGATGGTGCTATACCATTTGTAAAAGAATGGATTGATAATGGCTAAGAAAAAAGGTTTATATGGAGTTAGTTTATATGTTAGAAATAAACCTAAAAAACGTCCCGGTAGACATACAAAATCATTAAATAAACATAAAAAAAGACAAAAAAAACATAACGGAAGACCTTGACAATAATCCTAAATTATCCTATATATAGGATATGAAAGAAAAACAATTAACTATAACAAGTAATAACATTAGTCAAAAACAATGGTCTAATTTAATATTAGAACTTAACTTGATTAAAAAAGCTTGGGCTAAGTATGCAACTTTAAACATAAAAGCACCGGGCATAAGAAAGATAATAGCACATGGCACGAGAACAAATTTTAAAGAAGATAGATAATGCCGCAAATATGTGGGAAAAAACTAAAGACCCAAGGTATAAAGCGCTTTGGTATCAATTAATAAGGGAGTTTGCAAATAGATTTGAAAAGGACCTGCGTCCATGTAATGCCTCGCGCTAGCCTCTGTACGACAACCGTTGATCTGGCTGAGGGTTCGTCCCATTCCAGAGAGGTGTGGAGCCTTTGCTCTCATAGGAGTACGTGCACGGAAACTATGAGGGTTAATATGAATAAACCTATCCTAAAGAGGGAAAAACAAGGATAGGCTATTGTGGTGAGTAAAAATCCCATACCACATTTTTGCTTTAATTTCAAATAGAATTATCTGGAGTACAAGTAAATCTAATAAACATATTATATTTATTAACTTCTGTTGCTCCCATTTCTTTCATTTTTTTTATAGATTCTTCGTAACCAAACATCAAACAATCATATTGAGTATTAAATCTATCCGGCCATTCATAAGGAGGCATACAAGTACCGGCTACTTGTGAGCAAATAATTAGAGCTAAAACAATTTTCATACTTGACAAAACTCCTATTGATCCTATATATTGCTCATAATTAAATGAAAGGAAAGTCACAATGACTGATATAACCAAATATAGAAACGTTTCGTTAACACATGAAACATACAAGACTTTGATTGCGTTGTCTAAGGTATTATTACCCGATGCGACATTGTCAATAAGTAAAACCATTGAATCAATTGCAAATGAGAAAGCGAAAAAGTTAAATGGAAAAATTAAAAAAAGCTAAAGTTACAATTACTATTTGCCCGACGTGTAAAGGTAATGGATTTGTAAAAGTATTTAATCTGGAAAAAGATGAGTCAACAGTGCATCAATGCTGGGATTGCGACTCGGAAGGAGAATTCTATGAAGTCGATGATATGGGTTGGATTGATGATGGTACTTCTGACAGCTTGCACTAAAGTTGATTATAGTCCATGGACCACGGTAGTTAGGATGGCTATACAAAATGGTTCCTGATACTGACAAGGCATATATTGCAGGGCTCTTTGATGGTGAAGGTAGTATTCATTTTAAAAGAGCACCAGAAAAGAAAAGATCTGGAACTTATAATTGCATGCGCATTAGTATGGAAATTACTATGACGGATAAATCTGTTTTGATGTGGGTGCATGAAGTCTTAGGCGTTGGAACCTTTACTAAAAAACCACGTAAAGGTAAACGAAAAGACGGCACCAAGTATCTAATGCAATGGCGATGGCGTTGCACGTTTAGAGATGCGTACTATGTTTGTTGTTTGATTTGGCCTTGGGCTCATACTAAATTACCTAAAATCAATCAAGTCATTGATCATTATGGAAAATATGTAATGAATGATAAAGTTGTAGATCTAAACGAATATAAAAAAGCGATGAGTTTAGAATGATAAAAAAATTTAAAACTATTAAACAACACTACATCAAAAGTTTATTAAACTTTGATAAGTATGATAATATCGTTGAACAAATAATTAAGGAGAAACTTGGTCATGGAAACAAACGAAGACAAAAAAATAGCCAAAATTCTAAAGAAAATAAAAAATAAACCTCAGTTTGGTTTAGGTCAGGTACCTAATTATGGTAAGTCTAGATCAGGTAGAGAGTACGGAGGATTTATAAAAGCGTCTGTGTATAATAAGATGAAATATAAACCAACTAATAGAGGAAAAAATATAACTAAGAAAGGACCTTATGAAATCTAAAAAATTTAAATACGATGGTAAATCTAGACCAAGTAATAAATTATATAAAAAAAATTTTGATGAAATTTTTGGTGTAAAAATTAAAAAAGATGAAGAAGTAACCGGGTATTATTATAATGGTTATAAAGATAACGCTAAAATTGAAGTATTAACCGAAAAGAAAAATGATAAAAAAGAGTAATAAATACAGCTATATACAAGGAAAACAGCTCACGGACCCCGGAACAGGGACCAGGGTTTATGATATAGTTGGTACTAGACTTCCAAGTGTAACTACGATATTAGGCGCTACCAAAAATCAACAATTTTTAAAAGACTGGAAGGACAAAGTCGGTGAAAAAGAAGCAGAGCGAATCAAGAATTTATCTAGCAGGCGGGGAACTGCCATGCACAAATTCCTGGAACATCATATCCTCGGAACTGGCTGTGTGGATCTTACAGCGATCGGACAGGAGGCGCGTCCCATGGCCGACAAAATTATTGAGATCGGTCTTACGCCTGTGGAAGAATATTATGGCTCTGAAGTCATGCTTCATTATCCGGGTCTTTATGCAGGTAGCACAGATTTGGTTTGTTTACATAATGGCATGGAAACTATTGTTGACTTCAAACAGAGTAATCGTCCGAAAAAAGAAGAATGGATCGAAGATTATTATTTGCAAATCGCAATGTACGCAATGGCCCATGACTACGTTTACAAAAGCAAAATTGAACAAGGAGTTATCATGGTCTGCACGCCTGACTTATATTATCAAGAATTCAAAACAGAAGGTGCAAGCCTCAGAGCCTGGAAGCACAAGGCATTAAAACGAATTCACATGTATAATGAATTAATGCATGATGAAAAAGAGAATATAATAAAACAAAGTGATTTACCCGGATTGCTGAAAGAAATGACAAAGGAGAAAAAAAATGAACGATAAGTTGTTTAGAACGATTCTAAAAAGATATGAAGCTGAAATTGAGGACGCACATTACAAGATTGAGGCTATTTGTGAACACAATTTAGTTATACCAGAACACGTTGATATTACAGGAGAGGTAGACAAACAGCTCGAACGCATTGCTGCAGCCGAGGACAAGTTGGCAGCAATGAGGAAATATTATGGCGGAAAAAAGGCAAATAAGGCAATATTGTGATTAAAAAACTCCAGTGTATATGTATGGTAAAAAAAATAAAAAAAATAAAAAAAACTACTTTAGAAAAAGTGTCTTTTCTGTCACTTTGCTCTAGAAGCATTGGTATATATGACTTTAGGGTAGACACTTTTTGTTAAAAAAAAGTGTCATGTGACAAAAAATAATGTCACCTAAGACAGTATTTTAGTTTGCCTACGCGCGCGCGATACAAAATTCTGGAAAAACTGATTTTTTTTAGATACATATACAGATATGCCAAAAAAGAGAAAAAGAGTTATAGCCGTAGACGGCCCGGATATTCCTTACCCTAGAGTTAGAGTTGAATGGATTGATTGTGTAAGTGATTCTGGTTGGGCTACTGATAAAGAGTTTGATAGAATGAAATTTGCAAAACCAATTAACGAAGGTTGGCTATATTCAAAAGATAAAAATTCTCTAAAACTATTTGCGTCTTATGACAAAGATGAAGATGGTATTACTTTTGGTGATCGGACGATGATTCCGATTCCTTGGGTAAAGAAGGTGACAAAACTTTAGGCTCTTCTGGCGTTACATCAACAACATCATCATTTAAAAGACTTGCGTAATCTTCTTCGATTTGTGCCATTTTCATTTCTAGTTGTTCTTCTGTCATGTCTTCTAATTTACCATGTTTTATTATTTTTCTGTCTATGTATAGTCCTCCTGCCTTGCCTCGATTTGTTTCAGCGTTTACAGCAGCGGAGAAAGAATTCTTTTTCAAAGCTAAATCCTTAATTCTAGCTAATTCAGCTACGTGGCCTTCATAGTTAACACCAAATTTTAAATTTCTTTCTTGCTTTAATTCATCTAAGTACTGAACTACCAGCGGTGCCTGCTTGGGATTAGTTAACTCAGCGCCTTCTTGTCTACACCTTTTCTTGCTGTAGCCCGCTAGCTCGGCTGCTTCAGCTTTGTTGACTGGTCCTTCAGGTCCACCGAATACCAAATACTCGGCAAATCTTTTTTGCATTTCTGTTAATCTTTTAGGAACTCCCATGTTGACTTTTTAAGGTAACTATCCTATATTGTCAATAGCATGAAAGATAAGCGTACATATAAAACACAGAAAGAACATGGAGAAGATATGAGTCATGAAAACGAAGTTAGTTTTGATGTTTCTGCTATTACAGATCAATATAGAGCTGACTTAAAAAAATACCAAGACAGAGAATCTGAATATATTAAAACAAAAAATCAATTAGATAGCACTAAACAAATTGTGATTAATATGTCCGGCACGATAAGAGAACTACATACACAAAATGAAAACTTTCAAGCAGAAATTGCTAGACTTCGAGAAGAGATTCAACTATTAGAGATGCAGATAAAAAAATGAGAGTACAAGACTTACAACAATTTTTATCTAAATTTACAGAAGGCAAAAAAGATGGTAGCCGTCAAGGTAATGCATTATCCAATGCTGTTATCTACGTTGAGATAAATGGTTACATACATAAAATAGTTAGAATGGAAGTACAAGAACACACAACACCTATAATAGGACACAAGGGGCACAGCGCTCATCGTTTAGTTCTCAAAACAGAAAAAACTAACAGGATAGCCTTACCACCAAAACTGCAAATTTAAGCGCAGTGATTACCTTGAAAAACATATGGGCCCAGAGGCTAAATTTTATCAAAATGTTAAGCAAAATTTTAAATCATTTTCACTTATTCGACTTGAAAATATTAGCTTACTTGGCACTCCTGATCTATTGGTCTGTAATACTTCTGGGAACTTTTGTACTATAGAATTAAAGGTTACTAAAGGTAACAAAATCCGATTTAGCCCTCATCAAATTGCGTTCCATATTAAGCACCCACACAACACATTTATCATGGTAAAGGCCCTTGGTCCTTTACCCCCTAAAACTTCTCCAATATCCATGTACCATGGTTCAAAGATAGAAGAGCTTGTAACTTCAGGCTTGAAGCTTGAAGCTTGTTACTCTGATTGGGACGCTTGTCGCTTGGCGATTGAACGGGTTGGTTCGAAAGCTTGAAGCTTGGTGCTTGAAGCTTGTTCCTTGTTGCTGCTTGGAGCTTGTTGCTTGGGGCCCGGACCAGGACGCACGCTTGTCGCTTCCGTCGAAGCTTCGTCGCTAATGGCCTGATCCAGTTTATTACGTAGCTTGCGTAATTCTTTATAATATTTTGGGTGTCTAAACATGTTAATGTGCTTTGTATGATATATTTTTTATATCAGGATTCCAGCATTGTCTACAATCTAAACACTGATTCCCTTGCTTTGAGCTCGGACAAACAATTGACGTTGCACCAAACCAGGGCTGGTCCTTGGTAATGACGCTTGAAGAGTTAGGCCACGAAGCAGGCGCCAATTGGTCCATCATTGGCGCGCTAAATCGTATGACTAAATTTGTAGGCTTGTCTGTCAGGTGGTCCTTGATCCATGCTTCACGTGTTGGCAACCAGTGACGCTTTGTAGGTGTTAACCTGCAGACATTGTAAATTTTGTTTAGGTGGTCCAGATCCTGGACGTCGCCGCTGTCATGCCACCTGAATACATCTGGCTTTTTGCTATTGATCAGGTGAGCCATTGCCTGGACCCAGGCTGGGTCCTTGATGGCTGCCAGCCGGCGGTACTGGGCATCCTGGACAACCTTGAAGACGTAACAACCTTTGAGCGCATAACAATCATAACACACTGAGCCCTTAACAGCTTGGAGCTTGGAGCCTGTTTTGCATTCCTTGGCAGGTAAACCTATTGACCAGCCAGGCATTTTTGAAGGCTTGCTTAGACTGCCTCCTATAATTTTAAGAGCTTCTTCTGTTTTCATAATTTCTCCTTTAATTTATAGGATGTTATAACTGGATATAATTTTCTTGTCAAGCTTGCTGCTTGACGCTTGCAGCTTGCAGCTTCCTTTTTATATCCATTGGCTTCTAACCATCTCCAGTGATGTATCAGGGCCTGCAGGCTCTGAGATCCGGGGTTCCTACTCATCTTCAGAGATCCCAAAGTATGGTAGCGGGCTAACGCAATCATCTTTTATTTTTTTTAATATAATCTTTTCTGCTTCAGCTTCGCTGTCTGCTTCTATGATCAGGCCATCGTAGGGCTGCAATGCTTCCTGCATGCCTTCAAAGTCCATTTGTATTGTATATTTATTAGTGTTTGATTTTTTCATACTTTTTCATGTCCTCTTTCACTAGTCGCAGAATCTCTTCCAGAGCGTCTGCTATTCTTTTCAATTGTGTTGTGTCCATATTTATTCCTTTCTAAATGCATCCTATCATCTCCAGGATCCTTTGTCAAGCTTGAAGCTTGAAGCTTGTCGCTTGTGCCGGAACTGGTCTCATGCCAAAAGGCGGGCCCAGCCCAGCAACACAAACAGGACCAGTCCCACTGGTTTCGTCTCCAGCGAGTTTGTGGACTGATCCCAGATCCAATTTCAGCGTGTCTAGAATACCTGGACAATTGGATCAGGGATCAGTTGTTGTCCTGCGCAGGCGGGCCTTTCTCTCTGCAGAAGTACCGGGCCATCCAGATATGAATCGCGACCTGAACTATAGTGGGTTAATTCCCACAGCTACAACACTGATCCCAGATCCATTGCACTTGCTAACCTTTAGCGCAGGGTGTTTAGAACAATGGATCAGGGATCAGTTCTGGTTGTAGAATTCAAGTAATACAACCAGAAGTTGTCCCAACTTAATTATTATCGGTTAACTCTTTAATGACATATAATTAAGTTAATCAAATATAATGCTTGACTATCCTATTGTCAAGTGATATTTATTCTTTATGCAAAAAAACATAAAGGAGAAAAAAACAATGACTAGAATAAGACTAAATCAAGAGTATCGGAACAAGATAGCAAATAGAATGAGAGTACACTTGGAACAAGAAGATACTATTGAAAAACAAAAGTATGAT